CATTAACATTTGTTCCATAACCTTTTTGAGCCGCCATTACAGATGCGGCTGCGGCTTGTGCTTTCTTCTGTGCCTTTTTAGTAAGAGCATTGATAGCGTATGAGGTGACAATAGTAGCGCCAACATAATATATCACAGTTGCCGCGACAGCGCTTCCGACTACGGTTGTTATAATAGGAATTAAAACTGCTGCCATTATTCAACACTCCAGAACAAATCATTTTCGTCTAATGATAATAATATCATTCCATCATCGCATAAGAAAGCACCTAAATCACTGACAACAATACCTAATATAATAGGCAAAACACCAATCGTTTGATCAACAGGCCGACCCACAACAAAACCCCTCGATGGGAAACGCCCTTTAAATCTGTCTAATCGATCATCAAGCATATCTATAATTGTGTCATATTCTAACTGCATCAATTTACGTCTATAATGCAACAAAGCAGATTTCGGGGTGGTGTAATTGCCTAAACAATCATCTGCAAAGCCTTGTCCACGCATAATTTCTACCGACTTATTTATAAACGTAAAACAATCATGCTCACCCCAGACAAAGGGATAATCTCGCAAGCTGTTGACATACTCAGCTAACTTTATATCCCAATTTGGAACACGCATCAGCCACCGCCACCCCATTGCAATCGTTGGTTTTGTAGGCTTTCCACAAAATCAAATGCTAAATCTCCTGAGTGCCTTTGCTTCTGGTTTTGAGTTGTGTATCTGCGATTTCTAGGTCTCTCTAAATCGATTAATCTGCTCTCAACAGATGTAATTATAGTTGATGTTTCTGCCCCTTCATCAATGACCATCGTGTCCATGTAACCAGTAAAAGCTAACATTCCATTTTGATTTGCAGGACTCGACCAATTTATAAAACCAAAGTTAACATTGCAAAGTCTACCCTGATAAGGAGTATTTAAAGCATGAGTTAATAAACTTGATGGAATACCGCTTAAAGTGAGATTAATTCCTTTTGCACTTATATCCTGACTTTCTTCTACATCTGATATTGATAAAAGGTCTCCCACACCGCTATATGTCTCACCGCTTGATACAGTTACAGTAATATCTCCATATCCCGTCCAAACGCGAACAGTATCAGTATCAAAAAAAAGCTCTACAGCATAAAATGGAGAAACTTCAGCGTCATCAAGTGCATTGACGATGGTTGATACAATGTTCCTTGCCATTAGATCGCCTCAACTCCACCGAAAGTTATGCCATAAAGAGCAGTTTCTCTGATGCTCCAATTCTGCTCGTCATCAGCCAATCGAAAGCGTCCGATTGTATTAGTCACAACAACAGTTGCATTATCGCTTGGAGCAGTTCGTATATAAGGCCATATATCGACTGCAACCTGACCTGATCCGTTACTATCAACATCAGCTAGAACTTTATGCAATGTAGCACTTCCTGCTGATCCTAACTGTATATAATCTCCTGCCTTGAGCCATCCTGTTTGCGAGGCTGTGCAACCATCAATATTTAATGTGCCGCCTATTTGACTCGCTCCGTTAACGAGTGGAGTGCCTCCTGCTGAACCTCTAGGACTTGCACCGACAGGATCTCCAAGCGTAAACGTGCCGAATCTACCTCGTAAGCTAACGAGAAAAGCAACCCATTGCTCTGCGTCTGCTCTATTCATAGCAGGAAGCGTGACATCTACTTCCCATCTTTGCCCTGCATGAGCCACTGCCTGTTGCTGATAAGTAAAAGGCGACATACTCATTCCGACAGTATTAACTGCTCTGAGCGTTATATTTCTAATACCTGTGTGCGATGGTAGTGTTAAAGGATAAGTTATAGCCATTTAGAACGCATTGGCAAAGCTGCCACCCCTTCTCCGAGCATCCAATACAGCCGACTTACTTGCCTCGGCTATCTGTGGAAGCAGTGTTTGTATTTCGTTTCTGACGGTTTGCTGAACTCCAGTAGTCACGTTGATAGTTTGATTCACTACGACCTCGCCACCAGAGTTTCCTCTTGAGTGATCTACAACTGTTTCATTCGGGTGAAGCATAGCCATAAAGCCACCGCGACCATCTAATCCACCTGTTCGAGGGCCGTTTCCTGTGTATCCACCACCATCAAATCTAGGTAATGGAGCGCCCGATAATGTCGGCCCTTGAGGAGCGCCCACTAAAGCACTCGTTGCTAGATTAGTTATAAAACCTGTTATTTGCTTAACAACAAATATTCTAAAAAGCTCGGCAATAATGGTTGAAGCCATTGATCGGAAAGCATCTTTAATTGATGCTGTGCCAGTAACAGCGCTCATAAAGGAACGCTCAAATGAGCTTCCAATCATATCGACTGCCGTTTTCAAGTTCTTTATCTCTGGAGTTAGCTGCTTAATTTGTGACCTAGTCTTTTTAAGGGGTTCTTTTTTATCAAGCTCTTGCTGTTTCTTTGCAAAAGCAGCCCTAAGTTCTGCAATTCTTTGCTCTTGAACAGCGACAGAAGCCTCAACCATAAAGTTTTCTCTGTTACGCTTAACGATCTTATCTCTAGCCGCAGCCTCTTCCTTAGCCTCTCTTGTTATTCTTATTTGAGTGTCTGCTGTTCTGGATAATATTAAGTCATTTAGGCCACTAAGTTTTAATATGCTATCAAATTGTCTTACAACCTCGTGACTTTCTAAGCCCATATCCGCAAGAGTGTTTCTAGCTGCTAGTAAATTATCCGCTAAATCTAAAGCACTGTTTGACGCTTCTAGCGCATCCATAACTGTATTTGTAATATCTTTGGATACTTTAAGCGTTGCCTCCATATCATCCATACGCTCAAAATATCTAGCAATCAGTTTAGTTTGCAGTTCCTGACCTTCTGGAACATCGAATAATGAGTTGACACGCTCTCTTGCCTTTTTTAGTCGAGGCTCAATTTTATCTATATCATCAAAAAATGGATTCAGCATATCTTGTATAGATGATGTAAGGCCTCGCGCTACCTCTTCAAATGCTTGCCTTCTTAAAGTATGTATTAATCTTTGAGCTTTCTCGTCTGCTTCCCCAATAGGAATAATTAGATTATTTTTTATTATTTTATCTAAGCCCTTCATCTCTTGAACAGCTTCTTTTACTCTATCTAATTCCTCTGCTGCTTTTCCTGCTGAATTACCGAAAGATGTCATTGTAGCTAATATCGGAAAACCAATTGCTGCAATAACACCCAAAATAGGAGCAACAACTCCGAGAGAGCCGCCAAGAAGCGCAAAGCCTCCTGCGATTTGAGGTAACTGCATACCAAGCACTCGGAACATATTTGTTCCCATCGATGCTTGTACCGCGATGTCGCCTAACTGGTTTGCAGTGTTTTGGAATATGAATGTCGTTCTGCCTGACATTCCTCGGCTAGTTCGAGCAACGCTTGTACCCATCTGCTCAACAGCGCTGTCGGCTTGCATTGCTGACGTTTTAACTTGATCGGTAGCTCGCTTAAAATCTTTAGCGCCCTTTTGAGCGCCTCTGGCATCGATATTAAGACTTAATGTTGTCATAATAATTACGCTCCGTAATATCTAAGGCCATCATGCAACGAGCAAAACTTTGGCGTTCAATAGGATCATCAAGACCAATATGAGAGCAATATGACATAATTTCACTGAACGGTATAGGGGAAAACCCAGAATATCCTATTTGTCGCCCTTGTCTCAAATCGTTATATCCAATCCAATACATCATATTTTGAGGATTAGGTTTATTTCTGACCTCTATTGCGCCCTTTGCCATCAAGTAAGCCTCATCCTTTGCAGAGTACTTAAAAGACCATAGAAGCGCCTCGATTAGTTTTTTACCGTTTCCTCTTCGACTTCCTGTCTAAAATTACCTAACTCATCAACGTACTTTGCCCAATCCATAAAAAACTCGGACAATTCATTTATCTTTACATCGGCAAGCTCAAGAAAATGCTCCTTATCGCATTTCATCTTAGTGCCATCGTTTTGTATATTAGTCTCCCATGAAACAACGCAAGTATCATAAAGAGCTTCAAATAACTTCTTGCCGACCTCCTTATCGGAATCAAACTTAAATTTTGTGTATTTATCCTCATCGTCCATCATTTTAGTTGCTTTGAGGGTTTGCATTTCTTGATATAATACCACCTGTTCACGTTTTACTGTTAAATCAGGGTTAGCCCAACCTCCTGCACGACATTTGATAGTGATATATGTTTTGCCCTTATCAGCTAAAAAGTCTAACTCAGGTGAAAATTTACTCTCAAAAACCATATCTGATAATTGAGGTTTCTTTAGTTTAAGCATCGGTGTCTCCTTTGTCGGTTTTGTGTGGGGCAGGAATACCGACAACCCACCCCACTATAGACGTCTATTCTTGTGTTTTCTTAGCCTTTGATTCTTTGGCTAGTTCGGGTTTGTCGGCCAACCCTAACTCTTTGACAGTCTTAGCATCAATTTGATCGCCAACGTAAAAAGTTTTCTCTTTACCATCGACAGTTCCGTGAAATTTACGAACAGCAATCATGAAACTGCTCTCGTTAGTTTTACTGACGCATCCTCTGTGGCTTCGTCATACATTGCTCGGATTGTTACGTCCTGCATTGCATTAGTGCCAGTGAAGTCGATATTAGATCCAGTAAATTTACACTTAGGAAATAGGAGAGTGTATTTTTTGCCCGATACTGAACCCAATGGAAAAGTAACTGCAAAGAGCGAGTGATTTGTATCTCTTGCTGCATTATACAAAGTTGCAAAGTTAGTATCTACATAAACACGCGCAGTTATTTCAGGAAGCAAAGCGCCTCTTGTAATGCCATCCTTAGTAAAAGAGCTTCCTAACTTTGTTTGCGCTTCTCTGCCTTCATAGTTGAAGTTGATAGTCGCACTCTCAAAAGCGTCTAGTGTGTACCCTGCAAATGCTATCGTTCCAACATCAACACCTGATGTTAAAGGCGCTCTTTCGGTTTGATCTGTATATGATGAGCTACCGATTGCAGATGTTGTCGTATCAAGTGAACCCATGCCAGTTAGATCAAAGGAAAACCCTATCTCTGCATTTGAAGCAAGAGTTAATGATCCACCAGTTGCCTCGACACCTGTGTAACGCATCATTGTAAGCGTACCGCCAACTCCTGCGTTTATTCCGTTCTCTACAGTAACGGTTTTAGTTGCCTTTGCACTTTTTAACACGTTTGTTGAGTAAGCGCCTTGAAGCAAACTCTCAAGGAATGTGTCGTATGCTCCATAAACCAATGTGCCTGACATATTACCAGTGACATCAATTCCTGCAATAGCCGTTTCTACAGCTTCGCCTTTTGCTGCGAGTGATCGATGCTCGATTACATTTGGAGCAGCAGTCATATTTATTGGAACATCGCTTGTTGTAAACGATGGTGATGAGGGAGTAGTTCCCACTGTTGATTCAGCCACAAACGCGCTCCGTAGCTGATTAGATGCAATGCCAGTCATGTTGTGGCCTCCTTATTTAAACTCGTATCGTATAAAAGGAACGACAAAAGTTGCAATGTTAAATGGTATATCAGAAACTTCTCCAGAAATATATGGGTGCTGTTGATCTGGTGAGAATCTGATAAATTCGTTTGTAGTCGCTATTGCACCCGTATTCGCAATCCTTTTATCAAAAAAAATACCGTCTAATGTTTCTGCGTAACCTCTCCAAGTCTCCGATCCCTTGCCGTTCTCTGTAAAGATCTGGATAGTTACGATGCCAGTATAATCTATTCTATTAGTATTTGCACCAATAGATCCCTGCATAGTTAAACCATTTTCTATTGAAACTCGGATACTATTAAAAGAAGGCGTAAACTCATGTCCATCGAAACCTATTGGAGTCGTTGTTCCCCATTGGGTGCTTAAATATGTCTCAATCGCTCTGCGCTCTAGTGCATAAGTCATATTAGCACGTTCCTATATTTGGTTCGCATTTCGGCTAACGTTAGTGCAACCATACCTTTCGGAGCTTGCCTAGACCATCCATTTTCTAACCTATTTGCATAAGGCAGATTATTTTGAATAATAATTGATTTATCTTTCTTATATTCAAAAGTCTCGATTGTTTGTGTGCCGCGAGTAATAGATGATGTTCCTGTCTTATCGGATGTATTAACCTTTGCAGGGTTCATTCTATTCTTGCTGACGATCCAGTTACCTCTAAATCGACCAGTATCGACAGGTGACTTCTTAACGATACCTCGCAAACTATCCATAGCAATCAATGAGATAACGTCCTCGATCTTTTCATCGGTATCGACTAAATCTTTATTTAGCTTTATCTCAAAATTCTTATAACTCATTTCTGCAAGGCCACCCCATATTGAACAGAGACAGATCCGACAATTTTCTGCGCTGCCTTTATTTCATAATCAATAGACGAAATAGTTAGCTTGTAGCCCTCTTTGATAATCTCAGTAAAACCCTCGAACAAAACTAGCTGACGATTAGAGCCAATAATAGCATCGGGAAATATATCTCTGGCAGGAGTATCGGTATCAAATAAAGCTCTGCCTGTGAGAGTTGTTGTTGTTACTGAATAAGTACCTGTTGCAGGATCATAAGCTCCTTGCGTTTCGTAAGCCACTGTCGCATCAAAGATAACATCCGTTACCGCTAAATCAACGGCATCGAAGGCTGCATCCGCGATTGCTGTGACTGTTGTACTCATGCGCGAACCATTTTAAGTTGAGCGCCACCATAAATTGTATATGGCGAAAGCAATCCCTCAATGACTACAAATCGAGGCGTTTCTCTAAAGTTTGTAAATTCTACTTCGGTTTCTACTGGCCCTGCTTTGTTCTTCTCTCGAACCTTTGCACCACCCTCTACCGTGGCAAATACGTTTGTTCCCTGATTAATAATATAGGCTAACTCTGCTTGAGCATCCTTTATATCCTGTGGAACAGTATCGGGATCGATAGGCCAATCTTTAACCAGATAAATACCTGTCAAACGAGGCCATGCCATCGCCTGATAGCGATATTGTTGCTCACCGACAAAAGTATAACTTCTATTTATATAATCAGCCGCTTTGACGAGTTCAGCTTCTTTTGTTGCTGCAGAGTGAGCAAGATTTACGTTTCTCTCCGTCCAGAAAGCCTCGTATTCAGCCACAGTGATATAGCTGTTTGCTGTCGCATCGCCTACTGTTGTTACTATCGCCATATCTTAACCCTTCTTCGTAGACGCTTTCTTTTTCGCAGGCTTTTTAGGGGCTTTGCCGCCTTCCCACGCTTCGTTTACTTCAGTTTTTGGATCATCTGCTATGAGTTGACCTTTATCATTCCTTGCTCGCTTTGGTTCGCCTTCGAAGCGCTCGTGTTTCTTGCTGTCGAAATCTATCTCGTTGATTAGCGCCCATCCAACTTTTGAGCCTTTATGCTTAATTTTAATAAGATTCATTTTATCACCATTTAACTTTTGCCGCCCAAAAAGCCGCACTCATTCGACCTTTCTGGATGTTCTTTCTATGTCTAGCTAAGAAAGACTTTCTCCTAGCTTTCTGTTCAGCAGTTCGAGGGTTTTTTCCTGCGCCCTTAACACCCTGCTGACCAAATCTAATCGTTTTAACCTTATCTCCGACTTTTGCTAATACAACATGGCTTTTAGTCGAGTGACTTGGCGTTTTCTTTGGCTTGTTATATCCTGCGACACCCAACCTTTTTATTCTCGGATCTCGCTTGCTCATCTTAGTCGCCTTAATGCTCTGCGTTCTGTTTTAGTATATTTAGCCGATTGTTTACCTGATTTAGTGGCCTTATTCTTTGCTCTTGATCCTGCTGCTTTCTGTGCAGGAGTTAAGCTATCTCTTACAGCCTTTGGTAAATAACGACTTTTCTTTTTCTTGCCTGTGTAATCCCATTTCTGGCCTGTCCATTTTCTAAGCGATATTTGCGACTTCTTGAGAGCCATCTATCTGTACCCTCCTCCTGCTGCTTTATATCGTCTAGCTAACATTTGAGCCTTTCTAGCGCTCCATTGCCCTGCACGACCACCTTTTGATCCACGCTTAATAGAGTAAAATAACTGTTTACGCATTTTAGGCTTTGTATAGTTCCCTGCTGCGTTTACGGTTGATTTACGTCTTTTAGGCACTGTTATCTCTTTCTAGCCTTCTTCTTGGCTGTCATACTTAACTGTGAAAAGTGATATAAGCGTTTGCTTGTTTTACCATGCGTCTTTCCAGAATGGATCTGACCGTTTGGCATCCTGTGAGAATTACCCTTAAAAACAGTTCCATCTCGCAAGTAATGTTTAACGCCTATTGCCATTACTTTTTTTTACCACCCTTTTTCTTTGGTGGACGACCCTTTTTAGTTCCGTAAGTACCGATTCCTTTTGGCATATCAATCTCCTGTTAATTGTTGCCCCACCTAAACAGTGCGTGACCTAAGAAGATGGGGCAGAAAAGGGGCTTTCGCCCCTAATCTATTAACCCATAAGAACCGCGATTGCGTCTGAGTTCCATGCTTTGACACCCCAGACTGCACCAACTTGGATCATTGCTTTGTTGAAGCCTTTATAAACAGCAACCTCAAAGACCATTCCAGTTTGTGGATCTTGAACTACCATGATGTCCTCGGCAGCATCGCCACCTGTTGGTTTAGCAGGCGCTCTCATTGCAAGCTCCATTCCTGCTTGGTGCATCATAACGTTAGCAGTGTAGTTATTGCCTACTGTGATCGCTGCGTTATCTGCAACTGCCACTCTTAGACCAGTATCACCTACAACCAAGTTACCTCCTGCGAGAGCAGTGTTTACAACATAAGCGTTTGTATCGCCTGCGATTGTAATTACATCTCCTGCAACGATTGTACCTGAACCACCATCAGCAGGGATTGTAGTATCACCGATTGCTGCTGAAGCATTGTTGACAAGGTAAGATGTACCTGTGCCTTTGGTGTGGCTCTGCACTTGGCTACTTTCTTTTAGTGAAACACCTTGCAAGTTAAGTAGTTCACCTCTGCGAAGAGGATCATCACTTCCTGCTGTGTTTACTTGAGTAAGTGTTGCTAAGTTACGAAGGTTAACTCCTGCACTTGTGTTTACAACCAAGCTGATCAGACCGTCATTTGTTGGCATTCCGTTATCTGCCAAGATTTGACGAGCTTCTGCAACTGTGTTGAAGTTCGAACCGAATGGAGTTGTTCCTGCTGTACCAACTGCACGAGAAGCGTTTTTATATGCTTCTTCAGCTAGATCAGCTTCCATTTCGTTCACAAGTGTTCGCATCGCTTGTTGAATTTGAGCGCCATATACTGTTTCGTATCCTGCGCCACCATCTAAGAAGCGTACATCTTCACCAGTGTATGGGATCTGAACACCACGCTGATTAGATATTGTCAGCGTTTTGTTAGTTAGTGTTTGATCTGTTCCTTCTGGAATAGTCATACTTGGTGCGATTGTAACCGCTGAAGCAGCAGGAGTAGCGAATGATCGCACGTTCTGCCCGACAGCAGCTTCTTCTGATCCTGCGTTCACTGTTGAAGCAGGAATAAAGCCTGTTAGTTCTCGGCCTACAATGTCAGCAGCTCTATAAATGTCAGCCGCCAGATCTGTTAGGGTATTAGCCATAACATTTTCCTTTCTGTTTAACGGTTAGCCATTAACGACCTTGCCGCCATCTTTGAAGAATAGTGAGCGTTCTCTTTGACCCATTGAATTGAATTGTGAGCGCGTCACCGATTTAACGCCAGACTTGCCGCCTGAACTCGCTGGAGGTTTACCACCTCCTGAAACACCGCCATCCTTAACAAAAAGCTGACCTGTTCCTGACGCTGCAAGTTCTTTAGCTAGATCCGCAATAGTTGCGTAACCATCGCCACCCGATCCTGCGAGGGGTTTAGACTTATCTGACGACATTATACGAATATTTCCATTCTCGTCAAACCCAATTCTTTCTTTTGCTAAGAGCGATAAGGGTTCTAGTCCGTCCGATACAATATTTTGTGATGCTAATTCTGATTTTAACTCATTCATAGCGTTTCGTTTTACAAGATCCTGACGAATAGATTGCTCTGCTTGTAGCTTCTCTTCGTACTGCGATTTGATCTGCGCTATTATTGCCTCATTACTACTGTCGGCCTGTTCAACTGGCTTATTTTGTAAAGTCTCGACCTCTAACTTCAGACGCTCATTTGTCTTGCGTCTACGCATAGCCTCCTCGTTCGAATCGACTAGCTTCTGGTTAGTTTCTTTAAGCTGCTTATTGAGATCAGCTATTAACTCATCTCGATTGTCTACAGTTTCCGTTTCGACCTGTGTTTCTTCTACTGCTTGTGCTTCTTCTGCCATGATATGGTTTCCTTTGCGCTGTACCGTTTCGCTTAACAGGTTAATTCCTGTCTAAATTACTAAGATTGGTACGGATCTTAATAATCTATAGTTTATAATCCTTTGGATCTAAATTATCCCATTCAAATGTAAGTTTTTTATTAGTATCGATAGCAATCATTAACATTTCTATAGCATCCTCGGCTGATCCCATCGGTAAAATTGGCTCTTCATCTATATTAAACTTTTTCATATACATTTCTAAAACGTCATTAAGGACTAGCATCTACTTCCTCCAGTTTTTTAATAAACTCCCTATAAAGATTGGGGAAATTCTTCTTTGCGTATGCGGCTGCTTCTGGGCGGTTTTGTATTGCATAGAGGTTAGCAAATGCCTCTATTCTTCCGTTTGGCCCATACTTCCAATACGATTTTGAGTGTCCAAAGGTATTATAGTTTCTTCTAAAGTCGCCTTTTACAAAACTATCTACAATGTCGGAAAGATTATCAGCCCCATCAAAGTTTAAATCACGCTGAGTAGTTTCGTAAGATGCTCCCGATGGCATTGTTTTAGTCACTGTTGTCGTAGTAAATAAATCATCTTTTATTTGTAATAAGCGTTTGTTTTTCTTATCCGCTTTAACCCTATAAACACCTAATCCTGCACGATCTTTTTCCCATGCTTCTTTTAATCCTTGAGAAGACCAAAAACCTGTTGTTGTAGTTCCTAGTCCTGTCTCTGGATTGACTTGCATCATTGCATCAACGTGATGCCCATATTCGTGGGCAATAGTATCTCGCGACAAACCAGACTCAATTATTCTTTTACTAGTTCTGTAAACGCCTTTTTTTGGAGCGCCTACTATTTGTGAAGGTTTCGGAAGTTTATTAGCAACTCTGGCAGTTAAAGGCGTAAGTAACCTATTTAATTTTGCATTAAGCTGATCCCGTCCAAATGCTTTAGTAGTCATTATTGGAGTAAGATCTAAATTAGGTTTCTCTGGTGGCTTTCTTGGCTTGGCTTTAGCTTTAACATCACTGCCATAAACCTTTTTCCATATCTCTGCTTCGCGTGATTCAAGCTCTTTGAGCGTAAACTCTCGACCTTCCTTATCGACAAATCGCTCCATCGTTAAACCTTTACGGAACAATCTACCCTTTTGTACGCCTAAAACATCATCTTGAAACTCTACTGGTTGCTTACGAAGCCATCCATCATAGTTTAGCTCGTCTGAAACTTGACCGTTCATCGATGCCCTAGTTGATTTAAGTGGCACTTCATCAGCCTTAATTCCTAGCTGCCTAAGTGATTTAAGCACTGGAATAGTTGTCGATCTGCACCCTGCATGGGCAGGAGGCCGAGGCCCTTTGTTATATGGATAAGTCTTTCCATCTCTTGCCCGACAAACGGCTGTCGTTCTATTGTCTAGGGTTGCCACCCACTCAATCGCCTTAATTACACGCTTATTTCTGCGATAGCTTTCGTTTCGAGCAATGTTCGATGTATGAGCTAAAGCCGTTCTAACAGCCGTTTCTGCTGCCCTTCGAGTTCGACCCTCTGATATATCTCTAATATTCCTAACGATCTGATCTGTCGTTTGCCCTTCGACATAGCCCTGCATAATGTTTTGCTTGATACGTCTAAACGCTCCATCCTCTAAGCCTTTATACCAATCCTTTAATAAAAGCCCTTCGAATGGCCTAGCTTTAACCGATGCATAGATCTGTTCTTCGCTTGGTGCTTCCCAATCTAGCTCGATAGGTACTAATCCATCGATAATCTTCTTTTGCCATATGCTTTCGGCCTGACCTAAATCCCTGATCTCACCGTCAAGCAACTCGATAACTGGTTCATATCCTTGTTTAATAGACTTCTTTAGCCTGACAAGTAGCTTATCCACATCTCTGCGATTGAGGTTTTCTAGCTTAGAGCGATAGATTTGAGCGTAATATTTATCGTTGCCATTGTTGAGCAAACCGACAATTTTGTTAACTACGCCTGATTTATATCTTTCTAAGTAATGGGCATGACGTAAAGTATCGTCAAGAATATCATCGGTTATCGCCATCTTGCGTTTCTACATTATCAGGTTCATCCATAGGCTCTTGCATCATAAAGTCTTGCTCATCGTCAAAGGTAACTTCCTCTGATAAAATGTTTCTGCGCTTCGCTTCGTTAATGTATGTCTGTTTAGAAATAACCTCTGTCAGATACATCTTATTCAAAGCGTCCATTTCCAAATGAGATAATGCGTTTGCAGCAAAGTCTTTGTTTATTATTATATCTATCTTTTCTGCGCTTATGTCAGCCATTTCAGCCATCCAAGTAAAAGCAAGCTCTAAGGTGTCCTTTAGATTATCAGCCCACATTCCTAATCGACTGTTTATCTTTTGCTCATCAATCATATCACCTGTTGCTGTAGATGATCCTGTTCTCGACACAACTAACTGCAAACCCATTGCTTGCATCTGAAACTCCATATCCTTGAGTTCTGTGCGTCCTGCATCGATAGCGGCTCCGCTATGCTCAACAACCCCGATCTTAGCGTTCTCGTTAGATGAATAAAAAGCGTATCCTGCACCTTCAGTAAACTCTTCTAAATCTTCCTTGCTATAACCATGAAAATATTTCATAGGCGCTCTAGCATGGTGCATAATGTTGGCCTGATCTGATTGTGATCGCCAGTGAGCTAGATTTATCTCTGCTAGTCTTGCGTGAGGAGGCTTGGCTTTCATGTATCCATCACGACCTAAATCACAAGCAGCAACATATATTCTTGGCATACCTGTTTCGTATTGGTCATACAAAGTCCATTGATTATCTGCGTTCTGCCTAAATAAACGAAGATTAACAGCGCCAACAACTCGACCCTCTTCGATTGGAAGCGTACAAACACGAATTTGCTCTATCTGTTTCGGCTCAAACTCGTCATCAGTGTCCTCGTAAACCGTTTCCATAATGCGGATCTGTGTTAGCGTTGGCACGTTATCGATTACGTCCGTTTTGTATCCAAGCACATCATCAAGCGATAAACTTACAAAATATGGTCTAAAGTTCCCTGCTTGAGCTTGCGCTCTAGTCAACTCACCTCTTGCAGGAGAATCTACCATAATAAAAGAAATGCCTGACGCTTGAGCTTCATCGAATATATCTCTTGAAAACTGTGCAATGTCTCGGCCTTGCAAATCAACGTTAAAAGCCCAAATATCCAGATCTGTATTGGTTTCTGCAAGAACAACAGGCGTTTCAAATACCTTGCCCGATAGATCATCGATTGTTTTGCCGACTCCATCAAAGAGCCATGTTGAGGCTAATCTTGCCTCGTAATCATCCTCTGTCTCCTGTGGGAACTTAGGTAAGTAAGTCTCACCTTGTTCTCGCATATGCCGACCACCTTTCATAAGATCTCGACAAGGCGCTGACATTTGCAGCATTGTTTCTATTTCTGGAGAACGATTTGCAACTGAATTACTCATATTCTAATCACCATTTTACCTGATGCCTGTGCTTTAATTAAAGGCGCGATTGCGTATCTAACTGCATCGGGAGCATGATTATTAGCATCAATTATATCTGGCATTATATCACCCGACAATTTATCCACCTTATGACTATATAACCTAAAGTCGTCAATAGCGCCCTTGCAGCTTGGTGCTATTATGACAGATTTAAACCCACGAATAAACCTAATTCCTTCTTGTATACTATTAGGCCACTTTTTAACGCCTTCCATTCTAGGAAAACCATGCCTCTGTAGATAGCTGATTGTCTTAGGTTCTGCGCTATCGGCTCGGCAAGTATATCGATCAAACTCAGGTATTATCTTCGTTATAAAGTTGTGCGTATTGTCTATTTCTATCCCGACTCCGTAAGCCTCCTTCTCGATGTATAGGTTTTCATCGTGTACCCAACATTTAACAGCAACTAAAGGATCTGGTCTAAAGCCAAAGTCTACACCTAAATATGGCCCTTGCCATCCTTGCACTGGTTCGAAGTCCTCTATTCTCCATTTATCGTGAAAGACTTGAGCATCGTTTACGACCTCGTAACCGCCTAACCAAATATGAGAGTACCGTTCAAAGTCTCGCTCTTTAGCAACCTCTGCCAGTTCGACCATCGCATCAGGAACAAAAGGATTATTATCATAGTTAACGTGAACTAACTGACTGTTTTCGTTAGTATTAAATACTTCCTCTACTGCATCACTTGGCTGTCGAGGATTCCAACTAAACCAAAGCTCTGCACCTTCTTTACGCATAGTCGGATCAAGTAGCTCGATTGATCGCTTCGATAGGCTTTGCGCTTCCTCGCACCATGCCAAATCGAAACCCTCTAATGATTTAATACTATCAGCCGTATGATCCTGCATTCCTTGAAAGATTATAACACCTTCGCCTCGTAAGTTTTTTATCTCAGTAGTTTGTATCTCAAACAAATGATCTAAACCTAAAGCCGTTATTTTATCCTCTAGTAGTTGTTTAGCTGAGAACTTGAGGGATCGTTGCACCTCACGAATACAAACAACTCTGCTATTTGGGTTCATTAGCTGTCGTTCTATTACAGCCTCGGCAAAGAAGTGAGACTTACCTGATGCCCGACCACCCTTTGCGCCTCTGTATCTAGGATGACCACTATTACCTTCTAGCAAAGGCAAAGCCCATCTAGGAGTCTGAATCTGTAGTTTTGTCAATTATAATACGTTCTATTTTAGTAGGAGTCATCGATCCATCAGGACTTGAGTGTTCTAGCGATTGAGTTTCTTTCCATCCGCATTGAGTTTTAAGATAGAATATCTGCGCTCCAAGTTCTCCCGATCTTGCTTTTTGTATTAAACTTCCTGCAATTGCACCTTTTGCTTTAGCTCTTCCTTTTTTATAGCGTTCGGAAATATGAGCGTTTCTTTCCATTAAAGCATAGAAAGTTGTTCTTCCAATACCAAAGTAATCAGCAATATCTCCTGTTGATAAAACTGCTGCGAGTGTTTCTACTTCCTCAATTTGCTTTTCTGTTAGTTCTATTTCAGGTCTGCCTGCTTCACCTTTTGCCATATTAAAACCTATTAAAAACCCTTCTTAATATATAAGACCTTGCTAGTGATATAACAGTAAAGGCCAAAGAAATCGATAGCGCCTTTTGTGTTGTTATCTGATAACCATGTAAAGGTAATATAACATAAGTTGCCGCAGTTGCTATAATATATCCTATTAGGACGTTTGTACTGGCTTCAACCATGCTCATTAGTTTGGTTTGATTCTGCATAGGTTTTACCTGTTTGTTCGTTTACTGCTTCTTTACCTGTGAAGTCCTGCCATCGTTTAATTATTACATCGCAGTATTTCGGGTCGAGTTCCATCATAAAACAATTTCTTCCTGTTTGCTCTGATCCAATCATTGTCGATCCAGATCCACCAAATAAATCTAAAACATTGGTTAACCTTATATGATTTCCAAACGCTCTAACGGATAGCTCCACAGGTTTTTGTGTCGGGTGAACATAATTAGTATCTTTTTTAATAGACCATAAGTCTGTTTCATTCTTAATAACTTCGTCTAATTTACCATTAAATAAACAGAACTCGTGTTGATGCCTATAGCCATTTCCCATTCCAAAAACATTTTTAGCCCATACGATGCAACTTTTGTATTCTAGTTTAGTTTGCAAAATTGCATAAAAATTCCAGTTGCACCAAATATAATAAGCCTTTGGATTGAGTGCTTGAATTGTTGCTATTGTATCATCAATAAAATTTGCAAAATCTACATCTGATAAATTATCGTTTTTAATTACCTCGTGCTTTCCGCTTCGACCATTGAAAGCAACATTGTATGGTGGATCTGTAAATAACAAATCAACACTTTGATTATTCATTAACTTTTCAACTGCATCGATGCTTGTGCTATCGCCACACATAAGTCGGTGATTGCCTAGAACCCAAATATCACCCTCGACAGTAATAGGTTTCTCAGGAGCTTCGGGAACATCGTCCTCATCAGTAAGCCCTTCTTTCTCAGGCTCTTGCAGTAACTTGGCTAGTTCCTCATCGCTAAAACCCACCAGATCCAGATCAAAATCTAACTCTTTGAGTCCGTCTAGTTCTATTTTAAGCATCTCATCGTTCCACCCTGCATTGAGGGCGAGCTTATTATCTGC